CCATCGATGTCCTCCAGCTGCGCGATGGTGATGTTGATGTCTGCTGTGGTGTTCACTGTGTGTCTCCTGTGTGGTCGGTGTCAGTCGGTATGACTGACATGGACAACGGTAGCACACCGACGCGCGAACGCACGCGCCGGTGTGATGTGGCGCGTAGACGCTACTGCGCCACAGGCTCCGCTGGCGCCCGCGCTGGCATGACCACTGGCTGCCAGCTGCGGCCGGGCACGGCCACGATCGGTACTGGCGTGGTCATGCTGGTCAGTGCCTCCAGTCGGACTGCTGCGCGGGCGCGCGCTAGGCGCGGACTGTGCGCGATGATCTCTCCGCAGACCTGCCAGCTGCCGTCACCGCGCGCGTACAGAATGGTGTAGGTCGTCTCCGACCTCTTCTGCCTAGTGCTGCTCATGCCTGATCGTCTCCTGTCGTGTGTGAGGCTGCTGCCGCGCGTGCCACTGCGATGAGTGTGCGCGCGACACTGGCCGGGATGATGCCGTCATTGTCCTGTCTGATCCAGTCAGTGATGCGCGCGGCGGTGGCACTGTCGCTGACCAGTCCTGTGAGCAGTGCGGTCAGCTCCGTGATGTCTCCGGCGTATGCGGCTGGCTGTGAGACATGGCCGCCCATCACCGCCGCTTCCTCCGCGCTGACCTCTCCCATGCCGATCAGGTCGCTGATCGCGCGATTCTTAGCGCGCGTGGTCGCCGTCGCCCGCAGGTCATTCTCCAGTTTCTTGCGGCCGCCGCTGCGCTGGAAACGGGACTCATCGGCTGAGCAGTAGCCGTCTCCGTCACTGATCTGGCCGGTGGGCGCGGCGGCGCGGACCACGACCGTGGCGCGCGTGGCGTGGCCGTCAGTGTCGCGCTCCACATCTATGGACTGGATGGTGACGCTGACGCCGTAGGCCTTAGCCAGCTTCCGCCAGCCGGACTTCTTGACGAACCGTTTGCCGCGCTCTGCCTGCTGGTAGTCGCTGTCATCCAGTACGGCGCGGACCATGCGCTGGTACTCGCCCATCATCTCACTGGCCTCATCGGGCGTGACCAGCGGCCGCAGCACTGCTGTCGGCTGTGTCGGCACGATGGCCTGTGTGACTGCTGGCGTAGCCGGTGGGTCATCGGTGATGACCTCCGCGTCTACGATGTCGTGTCCGGTGTCCTCTGTCATGGTGTCCTCCATCTGTCTGGGTCGTGTGGCTCACAGCTGGCGTCCTCTATGACGACGCCCGGCGCTGCGCCGACCAGTCGCATGAACGCCGCTACTGCGGCCGTGATCTCTATGGCCTGCCTGTCTGCTGCCTCTACATCGCTGTAGTCAGCCTCACCGTGGCGCATCTGGTCCCATCGGTCGTCTGCCTGACTGCGTGCTGCGATCGTCAGTCCGTCCAGATGCGCGACGATGACTGCCAGACCGTCTGCGGTGATCGATGGGATGTCACTGGTGATCCACTCTGGGATCGCTGCCAGCGTGTATCTAGTGGGCGTCGGCTCAGGCATCACTAGCACCATACTGTGCGAACGCATCTAGCGCGGTGTAGTCGCTGGCGTCAGGTCCAGTGTGTGCCGCCCAGTCGTGACCGCCGGGAGGTGACGACAGCGCCACGCTGGTGGACCTGTCACCAGTGAGGCTGACCTGCTCACGGATCACGACTACGCGGAGCGCATAGACGCGCCCGCTGCTGAGATCCACGGCGCGATCGTACTGGGCGTCATCGGTGTCTGCCAGCCAGACTGTCTCCATGATGTCCTCCGCGTCAGTGTCCAGCTCCGTGACCAGCCGCCAGCTGCGCGACTGATCGCGCGGCGTCGTGTCGATCATCAGCCATCTGCGGCGCACTCCAGTGCTGACACCGTCATGCCATGCGGCGGCGGCAGCGATGTCCTGCGCCTGTCGTCTGCCCAGTGATCGCAGGACTGCCTGCGCGACAGCGGCGTGCCTGTCGCCTCCAGTGTCTGGCAGCAGCTCACGGACGGCATGCTGAGCGCGGCGTCGCTCCCATCTGTGCCGGGAGCTGAGCCTGATGTCAGCACTGAGCGTGCGTGCCGCTGCCGTCGCTGGAGGCATCATCGTGCCAGCTCCCTGTCCAGCATCGGCCAGTGCCTGCTGGTCGTGGTCCGTGCCGCGTGCGCTGAGTAGGTCATCATGTGCTGCGCGAGCAGCTGGCGGCGCTCCTGCCCGATGCCTGCCAGTGTCGCGCGGTGCGGACCTACTCGCGCGGCCGTGAGCAGTCGCCGCGCGCGCTCCCTGCCGATGCCGCGCACGCTGGTGACGATGTCACGGACTGGCATGGTGTGTGCCCAGCCGGGCATGTCTGAGATGAGGTCTGCTGCTGCCTGCGCTCCAGCGGCGCGCGGCGTCTCGCGCTGCTGCTGTTTCCATCGTGCGCGCTGCGACCGGATGGACTGAGCCAGACGCAGCGCCTCCATGCGCTGGTCGGCCGTGCGCTGCGGCGCGCTCATGCCCTGTCACCTGCCCTGACGACTGCTGATGCGCTGGCACGCATGATCGCTGCCAGCCCATCGTCGCGCGCGGCGGCGGCCAGCCTGTCGATCACTGACTGGCACGCTGCGAGATGGCGCTGGCGATCATCGCTGATGTCGGCGTGGAGTCCCAGTGCCGCAGTCTCCAGCTGCGCGATCAGCTCGTCATTCGGCAACAGACCACTCAGCCCGGCGTCAGCTGTCGCTGCCTCCAGTAGCGGCATCAGTCGGAGGTCGCCAGCGTCAGTGCCATCAGTGGAGCCTGCGACCTCCAGCCGCTGGCGTGCCTTTGCGTACACGGTCATCAGGCAGCCGTATGCGATGACGGCACGGAGCTGGTCCTGCGGTACGGCGCTCACGGACAGCACCATGTCCAGTGGCGATCGGTCCTTCCGGCGGCGCATCATCGTCCACTCTCCATGCCGCCAGCTGCGCATCGCAGTGAGCGTGGTGCGCGCGACATCGCTGCGCGGTGCTGGCTGGCCCATCCGCCAGTGTCTCCTGCCAGTGGCGTGAGACACGGCTGGCGGACCTGATGGTCAGCCGGGCGTCGTGTGTGTGCTGGTGTCACTGCTCTGTCCTCCTGTGTGGTCGTGTCGTGTGTAGGTGCTGGCGTCCTGCGCCAGAGTCGTGGCAGTCTCATGTGTCAGCCCTTCGCCTTCCGGCGGCTGCGCGCGTCGCGCGGCAGCTTCCTCTGGACGCGCTGCGCGACCTGCGGGAGCAGGTGCCTGCGCGTGCCGTCCGGCATCGTGATGATCCAGCCGCCACGACTGTCTATGCCGTAGCTGACTCCGTCCATGACGATGCGCCCGGTCCAGTAGCTGCCGATGCGGTACTCACCGTATGTGCGGCGCTGGATCAGGTCATGCTCCGTGAGGTCACGGATCTGGTACTGCGGTGATGCTGACATGGTGTTCACTCCTGTGGTCTGAGCCGGGCGTGGATCGCACGGCTCTGCGAACAATAGCACACTGGCGTGCGGACGCACGGAGTGACCGATGTGCGGCTGGAGTCTGCCCCAGATCCCAGCCGCACATCTGTCGGTATTTCCGTCCAGTGGACTGCGGTGCCGTCCGCGCCGCATGTATGATCCACCGCTGTGATACGGAGGCACAACCCTATCTGAGTGTGCGGTGGAAAACCGCGCGACAGGACGCGGTCATCAGTAGCCCGGCGCGAACGACCGTGGGCTGATGACGCAGTGTGCCTCACGCGGACAGCATCGACACAGCGCGCGCGCTTTCCTTAAGTAAGTCGTTTGTACCCTAGCCGCGCTAGATGCCAGCCCACATACTGAGCTGGAGATCAGGACCGGCAGCTGCGACGGCGACGCCGCCGGACATGGTCACTGACAGGTCAGACCTACTGCCCGCTGCCAGCTTCCTCCACCACGGCGGCGATCAGTCCGACGATCGTGAGTGCCGCAGCTACCTGAGTGGCCTGCTGCGTGAGATCGACGCCGAACGGCTGGAGCAGCCCCACCAGAGTGGTAGCAGCAGCAGCCGCTGTCACTGGGCGCCGGAGCGTGACCAGCTGACGGGCGATGGAGCGGACTGTGGACATGATGATCTCCTGTAGCTAGTAGGTGAGCTGGCGCGTGAAGTGGTGCCAGTCGGCTCCCAGATACACATTCCGATCACACGGCTGGCTGATGCCATCGACACGCGCGCGATCGGTGTACTGCCACATGGCTGCGCGCTGCCAGCCACGCGGGAGGTACGGTGCCGGATCACTGACATACGCGGCCAGCCAGAGCGGGCACTGCCAGTCATGCCATGTCCAGCGCAGTCTGTCCTCCTGCGTCTGCTCCCACCACCACTTGCCCGTGTAGATCATCGGCCGGTGCCCAGTGAGCCTGACGACCTCACGGACGGCATCACGGATGTAGACGCGCGTGGCGCGACGGCCAGCGACAGTGCCCAGATCGTAGCCTGACGCCTCACAGTCCAGCACTGGGCGGATGTCACGGACGGTCTGCCTGTCACGGCGCCACAGTCCGATGTCCATGCCGCGCTCCACCAGCGTGCGCGCCTCCACGCGCCCGGACCTACCGGACTTGGGACGCAGGAACACATACGCGCCTGCGGTCATGCCAGATGCCCGGATAGCAGCGATGCGCTCCGGCGTCGATCTGGAGTCCATGTAGTCTCCCTCACTGACCTTGACGATGGCGAAACTGTTGCCTGCCGCTGAGACGGCACGCCAGTCTATGTCGCCGTCACCTTCATACACATCCACGCCGTAGATGCGGCCGCGTCCAGCTCTCATCGCCCAGCCCTCCGCAGCGCACGCCATGTCGCAGGTCCGATGATGCCATCAGCTGCGAGTCCTGCCTGCCTCTGGAAACGCCTGACGGCACGCTGACTGATCGGCCCACCGTAGTTCCCATTGATCCGCCAGCGCCAGCGGCCCAGCTGCCGGAGCCTGCGCTTGACCCAGACGACGCCCGGTCCACGATCACCGGGCACGATCATGTCGCCGATCTGTACCTGCGACCACTGCCGGATCAGGCGCGTGTCAGCTGGACGGCGGTAGCAGTAGTGCCACGGCTCTCCCCACGCCTCAGTCTTGACCCATCCAAAATGCGTCCCGTAGCGCCTGACCACATCGTGATTGGTGAAGTCCACGGCCAGCCCCAGCCCGTGATTAGATGTGCCCGGCCGCGCCGCCAGATTGCCTCCCTGCTGGTATCGCTCCCATGCGTACCACTGAGTGAACGCGCCACCGCGCGCGTAGTCTCCGCGCTCTCCCAGTGGCCTGTAGGTCGCGCCGTCACCTGCGTGCTGTAGCTCCGTGTGATGAGTCGCTGACAGCCAGCGCGAGAACGCGTTGTAGGCTCTCGCAGCCTCCGGCTGTAGCTGGCCGCCGCCGCGCAGTGGGCGCAGCTGGCTCTCACTCAGACGACCGTTCGCTGGCATCACACTGGATGCTAGGTGCCGTCCCGGTCGTCATCGTCACGCCGGGACCGCACAGTCACTCCCAGCAGGTAGCTGGCCGCCAGCACCACTACCGGCATGATCGTGCCGTCTACCTCATGGCCGCGCGGATCAATGAGGTGCGCGACATTAGATGCTGCCCAGACGCCGACGATCAGCAGCGCCACAGCCCGTGACAGGCGCGGTGACATGCTGCCGCCTCATCCCGTTCGATGGCCGACAGCAGACAGGACCAGCCCCACGATGATGCTGCTGACCATGCCTACTGCGTCCGCCAGTGAGCGCGATGTGATCGCAGCGATGAGCGCCGTGACTATGACGACGATCATGGCTGCGACGATCAGGACTGTCTGCGCGGACCAGCGCGACGGTGGAGTGGTCACGGCACGCTGGATGTCATCGCGCAGAGGATTCACAGCGTCCCATCATCCCGCGTATGCGGCACGCCAGCCGGACCATAGACCATCCACGCCCATGTAGATCCAGAGTGCGCCGTCAGCAACATCGACGGCCATGCTACCGGGCGCCGGTGTCGTGACTGGCATGCCGACAGTCAGCTCCACGGATGGCCTGCGCTCCAGCTGACTGATCCTGCGCTCCAGCTCAGCTATGCGCGACATCATCCGCGCCTGCGATGACGCCTCTATCACGCGCGGATCAGTCGCCATCAGGCACCACCGTCAGCGTGACCGTACAGACTCCCACATCACTCACGGACCAGCTGATCCCATAGACGCGGAACAGCGCGTCAAAGCGGACGGTGCCACCAGCTGGATCAACGGCACGCGCGGTGATGACATCACCGACATCGTAGGCCAGCCCAGCGACCGGAGCAGTAGACGCTGGCGTCAGCTCTATCAGCTGCCGCGCTGACTGACGCACGGCGATCTGCTCAGACAGCACCAGCCTGCGGACATCAGCGGTAGCCACGCCACTGGTCACGGTCGCCTCATGGCGAGTCGGCCCAGTGTCAGGTGATGCTGGAGTGGTCAGCACTGGTGCGGCGGCGGCCTGTGGGAATCCGTCTGGGAGTGACCAGCCGACTGTCGCCAGCTGATCGCGCGACACTATCCGCCGATACCCACCAAGATTTCCACGCGGCGTCCCATACTCCAGCACCACCTCCGGCCTGCTGGTGCCGATCGCATCAGCGGCGTTGAACACTCCCAGCGCGGTGCCGGATGAGTCAGCGACAGGCTCCACTGGGTCCACGCGGTACTCAAAACCGGAGCCAGCTGACGCCAGCTGCGTGATGACCTCCAGCACTGGAGTGAAGCGCAGTGGCTCAGACAGTGCCACTGGCTCAGACGACAGCGCCACGCCGACACGCAGGCCAGTGTCACCACCACCATCAGTGCCAGATGTCGCATTCACACGCCTGATCGCGGCAGCAGCGACAGCGGCGACAGTGCCAGTAGACGGCAGCCAGCCATCCACGGACTTGCCCACCAGCCGATGCGACAGGCGCCACAGGCACGCCTCCGCGCAGGTCACTGCCACTGACGCTCCCAGTGACTCACCGACCTCTTCCACCGTGGTGATTTCATACACCTGCCGCAGCACGCCGTTCAGGTACGCCTTGACCAGCACCGTGCCAGTGGTCGTCACGCCGACTGGGTCCAGCAGCGCGTCCGCCAGCGCGTTGTCTGACCGCAGCCGGAATGACAGAGTGCCGATCTGCGAGAGGCGCTGGCTGATCTCTACATCGTGCGCGTCACGGATCTCGCCCAGTGCCGTGCCATCCAGCTCACAGAGGATCAGTGCCCAGTCATAGGTCGTCAGTGACACGGCCACAGTGACTCACCACCACGCATGCGACCAGCCGACAGTGATAGCCGCTCCAGTCCCATAGGTGCCACTGTCCACCGTCACCGTGTTAGCGCCAGCCTCCAGCGACCACCAGCTGGACGCACTGAAGTTCAGTTTGCCATACAGATTTGCGCCGTCGCTCACGCGCACGATCGTGCCGTTGGCAGTGTCGATCACGACCTGCTGCCCGGCCGTGATCGTAGCGTCCAGCTTCAGCAGGCCAGCGTTCACCGTAGTCGGTCCAGCAGGCGCATTCCTGATCCGCGCATTCGTGATCGGCCCAGTGAGAGTGATGACTGGAGGTGACGGCGCGCTCCCCAGATTCACGCACGACAGCGTCGCAGCCGTGCCGCTGGTCACGGTGATCGCCGCAGTGGACGACGATGGCGTGACCGCGTAGATGCGCGGATCAGCACTGACGACCTGTAGCTGGAACTCCTTTGGGACACGGCCACTGATGCGCGGCGGCTGCTGCCTCCTGTACGCCAGTGACACTGGCACGCCGCCAGTCGGCTCCCATGACAGCTGGCCATCACCAGCCATCGCATCCACCGCGCGCATCAGCCGCGTGATCTTCAGATTCCGGTCCTCCACCGTGGACTCTGCGATCACGCCAGTGATCGTCACTGGGCGCCTGCCGTAGAGGAATCGGCCGTGGGCGCCACCGTCGATCATGCTGCGATCGTCAGCTGACTCACGCACCTCCGCGCTGTCCAGCCCAGTGAGGTCAGTGATGTAGCCGACGAAGTCTGGGTCACTGTCGTCATTCAGTACCGCGCGCGTGCCGTCCGGTCCCACCAGTGTGTACGCGGCGCCCAGCTCTACGCCCAGAGGCAGCCGTGACGCTGGACCGGATGCGTAGACGACTGGAACCAGCCGCGTCATGCTATGGCACCAGCTTGGTCGGAGTCACGATCATGCTGCCCGAATGGACCGTGACCGATGACCCAGTGCCATTCGCGGCCGCGCGACTGTACCCAGCCAGAGTGGTGCTGGTCGCCGTTGTCTGGATGGTCTGAGTGCGCGACGACAGCGTGCGATGGCCTGTCTGCGCGTGGTCATCCAGCCAGCGGTAGGTCGCAGCGTTCGTGGCACTGGTGCCTACGCCGAAGAAGTAGCCGCCGCCGCCAGTGCCAGCACTGGTGGCATCTATCTCAGAGCGGATCTGGTAGGTGCCCTTGTTAGGCAGCGTCACCGTGTGCCCGGTCACGGCAGTCATCGGATCACTGGTGCTGGTGATCGTCTGAGATGACCCACCGGACAGAGTGCCATGAGTGACCATCGATGAGGTGCCGCCGACGAAATACCACGCGGTGTTGCCGCTGGACCACCGCAGCGTCCAGTACCCATCACTAGTCACATTCGGGATGATGATGCGCGTGCCGTCAGTCCAGCTGGTCCCGGCTGGCAGCGTCGCATAGTATGTCTCCAGCTTCGCGCTGACCGCTGAGTCCAGCTTCGCCTGCGTGATCGACGCATCCACCAGCCAGCCGACATCCACGGTCTGGTCGCCGCCGGGCGCAGCCTCAAACGGTTCGGTGTAGCTGGTGATCCCAGAGCCACTGATCACGATGTCATACGCGCCGCGCTCCACCCAGCCCTCCACGCGCCCAGCACTATTGCTGGACAGTGGCTGAGTCAGCGTGGTGCTGCCAGTCGCTGTCGTGTACACGGTGGCGTTGCTGGCAGTAGCCCTCACCTTCACCGTGGCCGTAGCTCCACTGACGGGCACGCCCGTAGTGCTGTTGATCAGTGTCACAGGTAGCTCTACTCTTGCCATCTAGATCATGCCTCCGTAGGTCATAGTGCGTGGGCGATCTCCCACTTGATGCCCTGTGACCAGCTGTGCGGATCATCCGGCGGCCGCAGGTAGTGATTAGTGATGTTCACAGTGCCACCGGACGCGCGCATCGCGCTCTGACTGCGTCCCAGTGGCGCGGCCTGACCAGCTCCGAATGCTCCCAGTCCAGCCGCGTAGGTCATGCCAGTGATGGCGCTGCCGCTGGCGATGAAGTTGCCGCCGTATGATCGGAACGCGGACTGGCGATCAGCGACAAACTGTGAGACGGCCGCGAGAGTGGTGCCGACAGCGTCGCCGCGCTGCTGGCCCAGCTCCACCAGATCCAGTCGCAGTGACTCCAGATCCAGTCCCAGCCCTGACCTGCGCTGCGTCCAGTCATCCAGCCGCGTCTGCCATGTCTGCCGATTCTCCGCGCGCTTCTTCCCCTTGCCGCGATTGCGACTGATCCCGCGCCGTGCCTCAGTGATGCCAGCGTCCAGCTCACGCGCGTACCGCTCCGTGAGATCCCGCGTGGCCTTCTTGTACGCGGCCAGCTTGCCGTACTCCGCCGCGTCAGTGCCACCGCCGGACAGGTCATACTCCCGCTCCAGCAACCCGTAGCGCGTGTCCCGGTAGTCCAGTGTCCGGCCCAGACTGGCGATCCTGCCACCGCGCGAAAACAGCCCCACGCGCTTGCCGGTCAGCGCCGTCAGCGCCTCCACCGCATAGCCGATGTTCGCCTGCCGTGGCCCCTCCTGACTGATGACCCACTCATCGCGGCCTCCCTCACCAGCGATGTAGACCTGAGCGCCACCAGTGGACGGACCCACACGACCTCCCTGAGCCAGAGCTGGGAGCTGGACACTGACCGGACCCAGCTTGATCGTGTCACCGAATGGAGTAGCGGCGTTGATCCACCGGCGGATACTGTCACCGATGTTGCTGATAAATCCACCGGCGGCGCTCAGGCCACTGCCGATGGCGTTGATGAATGACCTGCCCAGTGACGCGCCAGCCGATGCGAAACGGCCAGCCAGTGCCAGCAGGCGACCGGGCGCACTAGTCACCGCATTGATGATGGACTGGACGCCACCGCTGACTATGCCGGTAGCTGTGCGCCATGCGCTGCTGAACACTCTGCCGATGGGACGGAACACCATGCCGATGAGTCGGCCGACCTGACCGACCAGTCTGCCCAGTGCGCCCAGCACTCCACCGACTGCGCCGCCGACGATGTCCACGACACCGTCCCATGCGCGGCCGAAGTCTCCTGTGAGCAGTCCAGTGATGACACGGATAGCGCCACGGACGACACGGACCATGCCAGTGAAGATTGGCTGGATGATGTGGAGCAGGCGCCCGAACGCGACGCCGATGCCGCGCAGCACGACGCCGATGCCACGGCCGATGCTCTGGAGGTCACGAACGACGCGCCTGCCCTCACCGCCTGAGAATAGGCGCGAGAATGTCCTGCCGACATCCGCGCCGAAACGGGACACGGAGCGCCACATGGAGGTCAGCATGGACTGGAAACCTCTGCCGATCGGTGAGCGCGCCAGCTGCTGAAAGCCCTTGACCAGATCGGCGGCGACGCCACCGCCAGCTGTACGCCCGCCACGCTTGCCGCTGGCAGTGTCGATCAGGCCAGTGACGAAGTCGGCGGCGGCACTAGCGGCCGGTGCCAGCTTGCCGCCCAGCGTCTCAGCCATATTCTGAAACGACACCTTCGCGCGATCGACGGCGCCCGGCATCGTTTTGCCGTATGCCTCCGCACTGCCGCCGACCTGCGTGCGCAGCTCACCCAGAATGATCTTCTGCGCGTCCATCGTGCGGCCGCTCTCCACCAGTGTCTTGATCTGCTCTTTCTGCTGGCTGGTGAACTGGATGCCGACGCGCGACAGGGCACTGACTCCACGCACCGGATCATTCAGCGCCTTGCCGACCAGCACGGCACTGCCGGACAGATCTTTGCCCCACGCGCGCGACAGATCCGTGGTCAGGCTCATCGCCTGCGTGAAAACATCGTTACCGCGCCCAGCCTCATTGCGGACCTGCGTGAATGTCAGCAGCAGATTCCCAGCCGACTGGACTGCCTCATCGTCCACCGCTGCCTTCTGTGACAGCGCCTCCGCCAGACGGCTCATCTGACCGGCCGACACGCCAGCGACAGACCCAGTGGACTTCAGCACTGCCTCCGTCTGAGCGCCCACAGTCTGAGACTGCGCCTGCTCCTGATACATGGTGCGCAGCGCGATAGCCACCGCACCGATGCCAGCAGTGCCAGCCAGCAGACGCGCACTGCCAGCCATGCCCATCATCCCAGCCCCAGTGCGCTTCATCCCACCAGTCATCTGCGATGACTCGCGCATCATCGCGCGCTGATCCTCACGGACTCTGCCCTGAGCAGTCCGGTAGCGGTCCATGCCTTGCGTGGCACCATCAGTGTCCACACGGACGCGCTGAGTGATCGGCCTGCGCGAGTCGCTGCGCGCCTGCCTCACATCCGATTCATACCGACGCATGCCGCTGGCGTCATACAGCACCTCCAGCTTGGCGATCACGCTGCCTACATCAGCCACTATGCCCTCCCCTCACGGACACGCCGCGCCAGCGCCTGAGCGCGCTGCCATGCGTCATTTCCCTGCGTCCGCTCTGGATCATCGCGGTAGTCATCCGACGCACTGACCTCCAGACCCAGACCGCGCAGGTGCGCGATCCTGTAGTCCCGCTCAGCGCGCTGGTCATCGGAGATCAGCCGCCCAAGTTCACGGAGCCGGACGAATGGGATGCGGTGGATGATGTAGTCGCTGGTCCAGCCGTAGGCGTCGGCGTACTGGTGGACGATCGCGGCGATGTCGCGCTCACAGCTGGAGCCTCCACCGTCATGTCCTCCACCGGCTCCCCAGCCAGCTGCTCCGCCGCTTTTCCCAGCTCACCTGCCGGAGATCCGATCGTCTCCACGATGATCGTGACCAGAGCCACGGCCAGCTGGATCAGCTCATCGCCTCCGGCCGTATGGAGCAGGGAGCGGACGCGCTCATCAATGAGCTGGTCCACGGTCCCGGCAGTGTCAGCAGCCAGCACCTCATCATTCGGGATCATCAGCAGACCGATGGCGCGCAGCACTGGACGCTCCACTGTCGGCCACACGAACGGCAGGACGGCAGCGACCTGCTCAAAGACATCGGGATCAGACGGCACCTCTATCTGACCACCGGCAGCGGTGAAATCGTCGTCAGTGAAGATCGGCGCGTACTGGATGACGCCATCATCTGTCACTCCGACCTCCCGCTGGAAACGCGGCAGGCGCGCCATGTCCGGCGTGATGATCAGTCGGTTCTGATCCCTGTATGTGGTGCGGTACTGCGCCAGCCGCTCCTGAGCTACCGGCATGGCCTCCGCCGCAGACGACAGCAGGCCAGTGACATGAACGACCTTGTACGCAGTGACTGGTGGGACCGCCACCGGCTGCCCGGCGACGGTCACGACACGGTCAGCCATGTCAGCTGGTGTACGCGGCGTTGTCGCCCGCGCCAGTCTCCACCGTGATGGTGATGGCCTCTGAGCCGCTGACCTTGCGCATCTGTCCGTTCAGTGCCAGCTCTATCGGCCCACCGTCAGGATTCGGAGCGATAGCCAGATCCGGCGTCCATTTCACGCCGGGCAGAGCTACCTTCACGGACTCGCGCGCATCGCCCGTGCCGCGCGCCCACTCCACCTCAAATGATCCGATCACTGGCTTCGTCGTGATCGGCTTGTCGCCAGCTGTCGGTGAGGACTTGCCGTAGATGATGTTGTTGTACCGGGCGCGTGACGCATCATCCAGCACGATCGTCGGCCCCTCCATCGTGATGGAGGCGTTGCCGGGCACCAGATCGTAGTAGCGCGTGCCGTCTCCCTGTACCGGCTGGCTGCCGTCATCGATCGTGATGCTGACCTGAGTGGTGCCAGTGAACGCGGTAGCGACACCGTCCAGCTTGATGGTGCCGGTACAGTCAGTCCAGAGCAGCGGAGTGATGGAGGACAGCGACGGCGTCGGATCAGTGCTGAACACCTCACCGGGATCAAGGCTGGTGAGCGTGGGAGTGACGCGGAGGACGCGCTGCTGCGTGCCTCCCTCCAGCTTCAGCGCCGTGATCTTCGTGTCGTTGAATTTCTGCCGGACGACCTCCGACTGACCTACGCGCTTCCACCATGTGGACCAGTAGCCCGTGTTGGCGCCCGGCGTGAACACATAGCGCGGCGCGCTGGTGCCAGTGACCTTGGCGGTGAATGTCGCTCCGCCGAAAAACAGCCAGCAGAGGTAGGCTACGCTGTTGGGCTGAGCCTGAATGCCGGGAGTGCCCTGCCCGGAGACGGAGCTGATGTAGTCAGTGGCCTGTCCGAATCGGTCCAGATCGCTGTAGTTTTCGCTCCCGTCCTCACGATTCAGGTCCAGATCCCCAGCGACATGGATCAGCCGCTTAGTGGCAGTCGTGGCCGCCGTGCCCTTGCCTGATGTCTGGCGCGCTACCCAGAGCGCGTAGATGTTGGATTCAGTGATGGCCATGCTGGTCAGGCTCCCTTGCTGGATGTGGACTTGCTCCGGCCTCTGGGCGCTGATGCCTCAGTGACCTCTGTGACACCATGATGCGCGCGGAGCGCGACGATCAGGCGTTCGTCATCAGTGACGATCGTGCCGCCACCGTCTGCTGCTGCTGCTGCGATGTCATACTGCGTGCCATCGCCCAGTGCGGTATCGGCGGCGTCTACGCCGTCGATGAGTGCGAAGGTGGCTGTGCCCTGATCTGATGCCATGTGATGCTCCCCTGAGCTGTCGTCTGGTGATGTATGCCAGCCAGTCCATCCCATGATGGTGTGCCAGCGTCAGTCCAGAGTACGCGCGATGGCGGACAGACAGCCGGGAGCGGACGCAGGCTGCGTGTCCGCTCCCTGCGTCGTTTCTCAGTGCGGTGGTCTGGTCCCGATCGCCCACCACAGACGACCGGGACCGCTACCTGACCACAGGCAGAGTGCTAGGCGCTGGCGCGCGAGACTGCGCGCGGGCGCTTGTAGAAACCAAATGATGAGTCACGGTCGCTGACAGTGACCTGCGCGGTGAGCGTGATGCGATCTCCGCGCGTCATGTCGCTGGCCGCCGCCGGGACGCTGCCCCAGACGGTGAAGCCGCGATCGTCACGCACGGTCATCACATGCCTGCTGCCGTATGCCGTCTCCTTCCACGACATGCTGACGATCTCACCAGTGATGGTGACGCTGTCGCCAGTGACGACATCCGGGCGCGGCTCATCGGCTGTCGTCAGGCTCTGCTCCACGGAGCGCATGTAGGCGACCTGACGGTCAGACAGGCTGCCGTACCGGACCAGTGAGTGCGTCAGATCGATCAGTGCGCGCATCTGCCGCTCAGCCTGTGCGTCAGCTCCGCAGTTGCGGCTCCAGAAGTCGCCGTCATCGTGGTGCGTGTCCATCGCGCGCCTGCGCTCTGCCATGAGGTCCATGCCGTGCCTGTAGGCGCCGGTCAGGTCATGCTGCTCAGCGAACGCGGCTGCGGTGGCGTGGCGCTCTGACTGGCGGCGCGCCTCTGCCTCACGCTCAGCCACTGCCGTCTGGACGCGCCGGACGATGGTGGCGCCAGTCGTGTAGTCGCGCAGCCTGACAGCCGGGCGCGTCTGCTGGCCTGTGGCGGCGCATGACCAGCAGTCGCCGCCGGGACCGTAGTACCGGCCGGTGCCATCGCACTTCCAACAGTCGCCAGTGATGTCGCCACTGGTGTCGGCCAGCTCGCGCAGCACGGCGCGTGCGGCATCGACAGCACGGACCATGCCCGGCGTGTGGCCGTCGCCGCTGTTGATCGCCGTGCGCAGTGTGCGCTCAGCGTCCCAGTATGCGGTGTCGGCGGCGTCGATGCGCTGGAGCAGAGCGCCACCGGAGCGCCCACGCCAGTCGGCGATGACTGCGCGCATGTGCTGATCCGTGGCGCGCCCGATCATGGTGGCGTCGATGTATGCGACCACCTCTGCGGTCAGTGGCCGTGCCGGGATGAGTGCGTCCCGCGCCAGCATGTCGATGCCGTCGCGCTCCATCTGCGCGGCCTGCGCTGAGCTGGCGTACACGGCCGGACGCTGGCTGCGGTAGTGCGCCTGCCAGTCCAGTGCGTATGGCCAGTCTGCCTGATCGCATCCTGCGTCGGCCGGATGGTCACGGTGGATCATGGAGTCTATGACGGTCAGCTCAGCGCGGCAGTCGTCTCCGATCGGCTGATCCCAGTATCCGTCTCTGATGGTGGTGTTCACTGTGCTGCCCTCCTGTGTGGTCAGTGCTGCTGTGGTCATGGACACAGCGTAGCACAGGTGCGTGCGAACGCACTACCGGGAGGGATGTGGCGCGCAGACGCTACGCGCCGCCGGATGCGACACTGGTGCGGTACTGGACCGTGTAGCTACAGGTCCAGTCAAAGCACACCTCATCAGCGCCGACCTGCGACAGCGGCCGCGTCAGCTGAGTCTCCACCACCAGCAGTCCGCCCATGCTCCAGTCACGCCGGTCCACCAGCTGATACCTGATGGCATCATCCAGAGCCACTGCGCCCGGAGCAGTCGTGGACCGGATCACGATGTCCACGGTGTCAGTCCGCAGCCAGCTCGCATCGTGCGGAGCCTCCGGCACGCCGACGCCGACGAACAGCCCCACGGTGGGATCTCCCTGCTCCACGCCGGGACCATCGCCCGGAGCTGGCACGCCCTTGCGCGGCGACCTCCAGCACGGCGGCAGTGATCCAGCCACGCGCGGATCTCGCACCACGCCAGAGCTGACCAGATGAGTACGCATGCCCTCTATGACTGACACGGCTGGCATCAGGACGCGCTCCTGATCGCGCGCTCCACGGCGGCGGCCAGCTCACGCCGCAGGCGCGCATGCGCTGATGCGTCATTGATAGCCCGCTCTAGAAACTTTGCGCCAATGCGCCCGTCAGTGATCGCGCCGCGCCCGTCTGAGCGACGGCCATACTGGAGCGGACGGCCACTGAATCGGCTGATGCCCTCATGCTGATAGTGCGCGTATGGAGTGTTGAACGACACGGACGCGGACGCGCCGCGCGATCCAGTGTGAGTCTCCACGCGGGCACTGCGTCGCATCATGCCGGTCAGACGCGGCGCGTTCTTCACTGCCTCACGCTTGATGTGTAGCGCCTCCCGCTCCACGACCTGAGTGACGGCCGCGCTGATAGCTGCCTCTAGCCGTGCGCCGCTGACAGGATCTCTGGACATGCTCTGAGTCTACGCTGCGACGGTGTCGGCGCTGTCCGGCAGCTGGACGGCAGCGGCCTCCAGTGAGCAGACACAGTTGGGATGGAACGGCGGCATCACATCCAGCGTGTCATAGAGGTCGGTGGCGCCCGTCAGTGAGTAGATGCGACCTTCATACGGCGCGCACACTGGGCATGGGTCAGCGACGACGATCTCCACCAGATCCATGCCAGCCTCCAGCAGCTGATTCACAGCACCGCGCGTCTGAGCCTCTGCCGTCGATGTCCTCACGACCATGCTGGTGTACCTGTCCAGCTGCCATGCGCGGCCACCAGCGTCCACCATCGCTATGACACTGCCATCAGCGGCGACGCTGGTGACGCCAGCGCCCATGAGCGACTGCCCCAGTGCCTGCGCTGCTGGCCTGAGCGCACTACCCTCCAGTATCGCCTGCGATGCGGCCTCCAGTCCCAGCTGCCTGTAGATGTCATCGACGCGCCTGCCGACCATCTCTGCCGCGCCATTCAGACCCGCCACGACATTGTCAGCCAGCAGTCCGATGGCGGTGCGATGGATGCCGGTGCCGAACTCTGCGGAGGCGACGCCTAGCTGGTCACTGACTCGCACTGCGCCGACCTGATACGCACGGACCATGAGATCAGCTGCGCGTGGCACTGCGAGATCCTGTAGCGCACTGAGATCGGAGCGGATGATCGCCAGTCGCCTCTCACGGTACTGGCGCGATGCCATCCGCCGTCCGCTCTCCAGATCAGCACGGATCTCCCTGTCCAGCTTCTCCTGCGCCCGTTCGTACAGCCTGATGACCTGATCGCGCCTGCGGTACAGGTCCACGATCTGCGGCGGTGTCGCCATCAGTCAGACAGGTCCAGAGTGACGCGGAGAGTGCCAGACAGTCCCGGCGGTGGCGTGCGATGCTCCACGACACGGACGCGCCCAGCGATCAGCTCACCAGCGCAGTCCAGTGTGATGGTGTCTCCGTCACTGACATCGACGCCAGCGGGCAGGATCACGCTGCGCTCCACTGCGGCAGTGCTGGTCTGTCCTCCGTACTCTATGCGGCGCCTGTCAGTCAGGTACGCATCGACATGCCCTGACCAGCGCGGCGCAGCAGTGGCCGTGCGGTCCCAGTCGTCAGTGGTGCCCTCCGTGCTGACCTCACGCAGCACGGCGTTGGCGTGCGGCAGGCGCTCCAGCTGCGACACCTGCGGAGCGGACGGATCAGGCACCGTCACTGGCGCCGCTCCAGCCACCGTCAGTTCCTCCACGCTGGTGTCGTCAGGCGATGGCGTGCCGTCATCCCACACGATGGCGTACTGGCCGGGCGCGGCAGGGCTGGTCAGCGCGATCGTATAGACGCCAGTGCCAGTACCGACCTCCACTAGCCCAGTGGTCTTGCGTGCCCTGATGACCGTGTCCGTCAGGTCATAGATCGTGACGCCCAGCTGCCCGCTCAGGCCAGTCGGCGCTCCCTCTAGCGTGGCGACGAACTCTGTGCTGGGAGTGACGATCATGGCTCAGACAGTCAGTGCTATCGCGGCGATCGTAGAGTCCACCGTTGCTCCAGCCAGCGATGACGGCGTCCCGGTGCCGCTCAGGAACACGCCGTCCGCAGTCGCCAGCGTGGAGCCATAGAAACTGGGCACGCACAGTCCCGCGTAGCTGCCACTGATGAACGCGGCGTTCGCAAACAGCCCTACCCAGTAGGTGATGCCACCGACCAGAGTGAGCGCCGCCACGCTGCCGCCGCCACTGTTCGCGCTGAGCGTGCCGGTGAGCGCACTGTTAGCTGATGCTGTGGTCGCTGTCACCGTGCCAGCCAGCGGAGTGGTCGTGCCGTCCGCCGCTGACTTAGTCAGCTGCGTCGTGCCGTTACTGGCCCACACGCACAGTCGCGCCGTGCCAGTAGATGTAGGCGCGTACTCGCAGAACACGCGGTAGCCAGTGACAGTGATCGTCCGCTCCGGTGTGAAACGGACAGCAGTGGTGCCGCTGGCGGCAGTGCCTCTAGCGCCCAGCGAAGTCGCCCAGCGCAGCGACGCGTTCGGACCATCCACTAGGATGCCAGCGCGGTCGTCAGTGTCAGGAAATCCGTAGGTCATAGGATGATCCAGCCAGTGCCAGTGGACTGTAGCGTCACGCTCTGATACTGCTGCGACATGGTGATGGTCGCCTGCCCGTCGATGAGCTGACCGGACTGGCCGGTGATGGTCGTGATGCCAGTGCTGGAGTTCTTGATGACATAGACGCGGCCAGCAGGTACGCCGCTGCCGATCGGTGAGCCTGACGACAGCGCGCCAGACGCGGCTGCCGTGCCCGGCTGGGACACATACCCAGCTGGTGGGAGCGTGACCGGCAGCGTGCCGGAGGTGTGGCGCGCGTCAAATGTGTGGTCTTTTGACTCCAGCGCATACGCTGTCGTGGTCGCCTGCGTCCGGTACGGCAGATGTAGCGCGGCGTAGAGCGCCACATAGCCGTAGGTGCCAGCCATCAGGTTTGTCTGCCGCGATACGCTGGTGGCTGATGTGACGCCAATCGACATGTCCAGCCTGCCGACTGAGTCTGATGATCCGGTCAGCATCGGGCGCGGCAGATTGCCACTGCCGTCAAAGTAGATCCCGGACTGTTTAGTGGACCCAGACTGCGCGGACACATCTATGGTGATCGCGGACGGCACTGAGCTACCGTCCACCAGCTTCTGGGGATTGGACCCACTGATGTAGATGCCACCGTTCTGGATGCTCACCGCTCCCTGAGCTGGCGTGCCAGTGGTCAGCGCGACGGCGTTGGTGTCGGTGTAGGTCGTGGTCCCGGCAGTGATGCTGGTGAGGAAACTGGACGCGCCGAAGGTCGCCGCGTTTGTAGTGCTGTTGCGATAGACGCGGTAGCCGGTCGTGCCTGTGACCGTAGCCCATGTCAGTCCGATGCTGCTAGTGGCGCCGGTCGTGGTGGCGCTGGCGAATACTGGCGTGGACTCTATGCCGCGCGCGTCTAGGCTGGTGACGGCGTAGAAATAGGTAGCTGCGGCCAGTGTGCCTCCAGTGGTAGATGGCGTGGCCGTGAGTGTGGCTGGCGCGCTGATCGCCGTGACCGTCACGCGCGCCGCGTTCATCGTGCCCAGTGTCTGGAGGACGCCAGCTGCTGACCGTGCCAGTGAGGTGTCAGCCGGACTGACGGTGCCATCTCCCCACTGATGCCTGCCGGTGTGGTCAATGGTCATGCGGGCGCTGGCCGCGTCGCCTGCGACGCCGACGAACGCGGCGGTGCCAGTAGGCGACGATGACCTGAGCCACAGCCCGTTGCCGTTGCGGATCATCACGCCAGCGCCGCCGCTGTTGCCATTCACCTCCAGTGACCCATCGGTGTAGAGGCGCCCAGAGCTGGGACGGTACAGCGACACATCACTAGCAGCGGTGCCGTCTCCCCACGCCAGCTTGCCGCTGGCGTCGATGATGAAGCGGTAGAACGCATCTGAGGCCAGCCCTGCGAACAGCAGCTGCGTGGTGACGCCAGACGCAGTCGTCAGGCGCAGGCCACCACCGCCACTGATCGTCTGGCCACTGGCGTGCGTGAACACATTCGCCAGACTGGTGCCAGCCGCGCCGATCGCCGCTGGCGTGATCGCATCGGGCTGACCAGCCGCGTGCGATGCTGCGTGCGCTGATGGTGTGCGCGAGTCCGTGAGGCGCGAGTCGCTGGTGGACACGGCACCGGATACATCAGCGACGGTCAGGACGATCGCGCCAGTGCGCCCGGCGACACTGCTGACCAGATCCGGTGGAGTGAGCAGCATGGTCCAGTCAGCGATCGTCCCGGCCGTGCCACCGTTGTGGATGTAGGTCGTGCTGTCAGTCGTGACGACCACGACATCACCGATGGCCATGCCCGTCAGCGCGATCATCTGTGCCGTAGTGCTGACGACGCTGACGCTGCTGATAGCCAGTGGTGGGATGGTGCTGCTGTCCAGTCGGCCGCTGCCGTCCAGTCCCGCGTAGCCGTTCGGCTGGCCCTTCGCGCTGGCGTCCTGTTTCCCAGCCAGAGCGCCTGTCAGTCCAGTGACCTCTGACTGTGCGTGAGTGTGAGTGGCGGCAGCCGCACCGATCGCTGACGGTGTGATCGCATCAGTGCCACCAGTCGCATGGGACGCGGCGTGAGATGTCGGCGTGCGTGCGTCTGACAGGCGCGCGTCATTACCAGCTGCGACTGATCCACTGGTCGCACCGACGACGACACTGATGGTGCGCGTGCCAGCGTTGTAGATCAGTGGCGTGGTCGCTGCTGCGACACCATCAGCGCCAGCTGCGCCAGCTGCGCCAGTCGCGCCCGTGTCTCCCTTAGGTCCGCGTTTCGGATAAAACGCGGGCATCAGTCTGTGTTGCGCTCAAAACTGTCGCGCGGCAGTGACGGCTGGCTGTTGTCCGGTGTTGATCCCCACCGCTCTCCATGCCGTCCCACCGTAGTGGTGGACAGGCGCGCCAGCCCAGTGGCCGCCAGCTCCCGGCGCACGGCAGGACCGATGTGCGGCAGCGTGCCCTCAGTGGTGTAGTCCGGCCCAGTCACCTTCTGGTACTGGCCACGGATGAAGAAATCGGCGCCCATCACATGCCGGTACTGAGCCTGAGCGCAGGTAGCTCTCCTGAGCGCCAGCTGCTCACTGGCTGCGAGTGCGTCAGGACTGAAACGCCTGCCGTCATCCAGCACTGGGCGATCCACGACGCAGAGGCTGTCCACATCGCGCTCACTAGCAGCGATCAGTGCCGTGGCCGTAGCGTCCGGCATGTCCGTGCTGGACAGGCCAGTGTAGTCCCGCAGCTGAGCTGGAGTGGCGTATGGCGTCGGCATCAGCGCGTCCCCTGTCGCGCACCATGCGACAGCAGAGTGGACTGCCACGCCGTGGAGGACTCACGGCGCGGCAGTCCGGTCCCGGCGCATGGCCGGGAAGCTGTCGGTGCGATGGTCAGTGCGGCCATCGAACCGGGCACGCTAGTCGCGCACCTCAATCTGCGCGACAGTGTCGGCAGGGAGGTCCGGTGCGGGCTGGTAGGTGCTGCCCGTTGGCGGGACCGCATCCACGGGCGCGATGACCGCGTCCGTGTCAGCAGGTCCACCAGCGGCTGGCGTGGCCGCCGTGTCCTCAGACACGACGGCGTCAGCCTCATCCGTGGTCCGCTTCTTAGCGGCTGCCATCAGCTGGCATCCTTGATGACGACGAATCGCTTGCTGAGATCGTGGGCGGTGAATCCCAGCCGCGTCTCCCACTGGACAGCCATCTTGTTCTGCTGCCAGAGGTGCTGGACAGTGCCGCTGACATCGATGCTGGCCTGATCGCTGGTCCGCACGCTGATGTCAGCGCGCATCGCTGCGATAGCTCCACTGAAATCGCCGACAATGCCGACGATCTTGCTGGCAGCCTTCGTCGCGCTGAATCGCGGCAGGTTGCTGCTGTACCTGATCGGTGCGCCGTAGAGCGTGTCCGGCTCCCGTTCGTAGCTGGCCGTGTAGACCGGCGCAGTCGTCTCCACTGCGCGGCGTGCGTCACGCAGGTGCGCGCGCCCGTCGCTGGCGAGGATGATCCCGGACGGCGTGTAGCCGTTCGATTCGATCGTGTTGAACGCCGACGACACGGCCGATGCCAGTGCGTCACCGGATGATCCCAGCTCCACCGATGAGGTCGTGGAGGTCAGCGCGGTGTCGAACGATGTGGTGACGGTGCTGCCTGCGGCGTAGCCCAGTGCGTGCGCGTCGATGAGATCAGCGATGGCTGACTGGACATCAGCATTGACCAGAACGCGCGGATCCTCCGCGGCGTCCTCCAGCAGCTCTTCTGTGTAGATGACCTGACTGGCGATCTTCTTGACATTCACGACGACCTCAGCGAATTCAGCGCCGGTCGTGGGCTTGGCGGCTCCCTCACTCACGAACTGAGCGGTGGGCCTGCCTGCGTAGACGGTGTACCGCTGGCGCTTGCCGGGCACACGATCGACGCGGGAGAGCGACATGACTGCGGACTCGCGCAGGATGCCGTTCTGGAGTGTCTGCCCGTAGGTGTCACGGACAAGGTAGCCGCCGGAGGCGTCGGTGCCCTCCAGCAGAGGAATAGCGTTAGCCATGATAGGTGTCTCCTGATGTGGACTGGACTGTGTCTAGTGCTGCTGGTCCTGTCCGTGGTGACGCCCGGCGGCGATGTGGACCGTCTATGTGGCGCGGCCTGTGTCAGCTCCGTGGTATCGCCCGGCGGCGGTGAGTGCTGACAGGTCGGTGCCCTGCCATCCATGATGCGACACTGGCCGGACAGATCGCCCGGCCGTGTCGCACTGGACTCAGCGGCCGCGCTGGATCATGCGGAGCAGGTCACTGCCGACTGCCATGCGCTCATCGGGCTGGCCGTCAGCGCCGATCGGCACTGGCGTGGAGCCGGGCTGCGACAGTGGCGTGCCCATCGGCCGTGGCCCAGTGTCAGCTGCCCTGACCAGATGCGGCTTCCGTTCGATCAGTCCAGCGACGGCTGCCTGCGCCTCATCGCTGGTGCTGATGGAGTTCAGGTCGCACAGTGCGATGGCGTCCTCCGGGTCCACCAGACCAGCGGCGCTGGCTGCGGCACGGACCAGTGACCCGCGCTCCAGTGTGAGGACGGCTGCCTGCGCGTCGGCCAGCTGCTGCTCCGCTGTCTCGCGCGCGACGCGCTCCCGGTCCAGCTCCGACATGGCTGCCTGCTCCTGCTCCTGCTTCCATGCCGTCAGCTGCTCCAGCTGGTCGCGCAGCGTGCGGTTCTCATCCGTGACCTTCTGGAATCGTGAGAGCGGGATGCGCCCAGTGTCATCCGTGGTCGTGTCCTGCTGCGGCTGAGTGTCCGGTGCCTGCGAGTCAGTGGCGTCCGGCGTGATGTCCATGTCAGACAATGCGTGTGTCCTCCTGTAGTCCCTACTGACAGATGAGCTGTGAGCGTGGCAGCAGGCGCGGACGGATCACGCAGCGACATTCCAGAACAGCGCGCCCGGTGAGGCGTGCTGCTGGATGTACCGCCATGCCTTAGCGTCATAGGTCCGGCACGATGGAAACGGCGGAGGGATGCGCGCTGGCCGTTCGAACGCCTCTGGTGCGCGGTACACGGTCGCTGCTCCGGCGTCTGGCTCCCGGCCGATGATGACCGCGTGATGGCTGGCGTCCGGCCATGCGTGCTGGAGCGCGCGCGTGAGCGTGCCACTGCCAGCGACGCACCAGACCTCTGATGGCGTGACTGGCAGGCTGGCCGCGCACGCTGAGAGCGCGTCGCGCATCTCCGGGCAGTCCAGTCCGAATGGCAGCAGTGTCGCTCCGGTCGTGTCCGCGTACTCAGTCGCTGCGCGCTGGACGCGCGGCAGGTAGCCGTACTGGATCTGGTGGATGGTCGCGCCCGCGTCCTGTGCCTGCTGCGTGAGGTCGTGGAGCTGGCGGCGCTCAGCGACGAACACATGCGCGTGCCTGCCAGTGGCTGCGGCTGAGTGCGCGAGAGCTACCTGCGCGTAGCCGTAGGCTGGACTGGCGTACACGATGTCATGCCCGGCGCCGATGGCGTCCAGTACCTGTGGCAGCACGCGCGCCTTCGTGCCGCCGGGCAGCAGGTCGTCGCGCACGATCGTGATGCCGTCGATGGTGTCCAGTGCTGGCGCGTCCATGTGTCAGTCCCAGTCTCCCGCGTCGATCTGGTCCACGATGCCTGACGCGGTGATCCATGCGACGGACGGTACGCGCCCGGCTGTCTCTGCTGGGTCCGCGATGAGGTCGGCCAGTGTGTCGCGCAGGGCTGCCGCGTGGTAGCGCGACAGTCGGATGACGCACGCTCCAGTGTCGGGATGCGCGATGGCTCCGGCGCGCTCCATGACGGCGATGATGCCGTGGATGGGACTGTCGGCGGCGCAGCCGTGGATGGTGACTGCGTCACGGATGACTGCGCGGTCAGCGCGGCTGGTGCTGATCGTGATGGCGTGGCGATCGGTGCCCCAGCCCAGTGGCTCTGTGCGGACGCCACCGCAGCCGCGTGCGTCGATGGTGGCTGTGACCTGTGTGGCGCTCATGACCGACCACCGTTGATCTGCCCGATGACATGGCTGGCGACAGCCATTTCCTGCTTGGCGCGCATGTACGCGGAGGCGCCTGCGCCGTTTTCGATCGTGTCGCGCGCGTCGGCGCTGACCAGACGGAGGATGCTGCGCAGTGCCTTTGCCTGCGTGTCGGTCAGATCGATGCTGATAGTGGTGCTGTCGGTGTTCACTGTGGTGGCCTCCTGAGTGGCTGTCGTGGTCATGGGACCAGTATACACACATCAGGCGCGAACGCACGCGCGGATGTGATCTGGCGCGCAGGCGCTACATCGTGAACAGCTGCGGCGGCTGATCCTCACGCACGCGCTCCGGCGGCATCACCGCCACATCCACCAGCGGATCACAGCACCGCGCAGCCGCAGCTCTCGCATCGCCCTTCACGAACACCAGCACCTGCTGATGCGTCCGGCCCACCTTCCGCGATGACTCAAACGGCCGCGCGCACCGCACCGCCAGTGAGCCTACGGGCGCTATCAGGATGATCTCATTGTGTAGCGCCAGCCCGATCTCACCTGCGGCTCTGATCGTGTCAGCGACCAGCCCGCGATACGCACCGCTGCGGTCCCGCAGGTCACTGATGACCCAGACGGCAAACGCGTCGTCTCGCAGGCCACGGTGCGCGGCGGCCAGCGATGCGTGATGCGCGGCGATGAAGTCGTCATAGTCCAGTGTGCTGATGTCATCAGGCTGCTCACTGTAGACCTCTAGGTCCGCGTATGGCGGACAGGTCAGCACCATGTCAGCGTGACGGTCGCCCAGCATCGTGTCGCAGGACCGCGCGTCGCCCAGCATCCACATCGGCAGATGATCGGGCTGCCAGCCACGCTGGATCAGCTCACCGGCCTTCTGGTCGTTGGCGTCGATCTGCTCCTGCCTGACATCCGTGCCCAGATACTGGCGTCCCATCGACGCGGCCACGACGCCACGGACACTGCCGCCAGCGAATGGGTCCAGCACCAGTCCACCGGCTGGCGACAACCAGCGGATGGCCAGCTCAGCTAGCACTGGGTCAAACTGGCTGGTGCCTGCGCCAACGGTCGTCTCTGGGTGGTGGTCACGGAGGTGGTCCTGCTCAAACTCTGCGTGAGTGAGCGTGCGGCCGACGCGCTGCTCCGCCGCCGTCTTCTGCGCGTAGTAATCGGGCACGCGGCCACTGGCACTGTCATAGGTCAGGCGCTGCTCCCGGCCGTCACCGGACGCCATCCCAGACCGCAGCCACATCCGCTTGCGCGTCTGCCACGGACCACTACGCTGATCCATGACGCTGAATGGCACGGAGCCGTACCGCTCCGCCAGTCCCAGCACCTGCCCACCGTCGCTCACTGACATGGTCGTGTCACTCCTGTGTCGTGTCGCAGTCCTCTACGGCGACAGGATCGCGGACACTACCTGAGCGGACGGTCGCCAGTCACTCAGCGCCCAGTGTCGGCTGGTCCGTGATGACACGGACGCTGCGCGCGATCTGGTCATCCATCGTGATGACGCCAGCCTCCCGCAGATTCACCAGATGGACATTCACCGTGCTGACCGACTGGAGGCGCAGGCGCGCCGCGATGTCGCGCTGGCTGGGAGGGTAGCCGCGCTCAGCTGTGAGGACGCGGATGGCCTCCACGACGCGCAGCTGCGTCGCCGTCAGGTCACGGCTCACGCCGCAGGATTGATCGGCGGCGTAGGCGTGCTGATCGTCGGCGCCTGCGGCATCTCACCATTGATGCGGTCCAGCTCATCCTGTACCTGCTGCGGCGACCAGTCCTCATGCCACTCACTGACAGCCTGCTCAGTGCTGGACAGGCCAGCGCCAGTGATCGTCGCCAGCACCTGCGCTGCCTGTAGGTCATCTCGCACCAGTGACTCCGATCTCTCCACGCCGATGGTCCCGGCCGCGTCCTGCCAGCGGCGGCCGAAGCCTCCCTCAGTGGTGGGTCGCCCGTCGATGATCGCGGCCATGCTCAGCAGTCGCTGGATGCCACGATCGAAGTGCCTGCCCTTGCCGGACGCCTCCATCAGACTGTGTGACATGCGGAGCCGGAGCGCCGTGCCACTGATCGCGCCACCGTCCAGTCCGCGTCCCAGCTGCGCTGGGCTGATCCCGGCCAGAGTCACGGTCGTGTCCATGAGGTGATCTATCCACTGGACGATCGCGGCCGCATCGTACTGGTAGTCCAGCACGCTCACTGGCTTGCCTCCCTCTCCCAGCATCTCATCGCGCTGGTGGCGGACATAGACATCATCGCCGTCTATGAATCGGCCGCGCCTGTCTAGGTACTCCGCGTCCACCAGAGCGCGCTTGCGGCCAGCCAGCTTCGTGTTCTGCTGGCCGATCGTCACCGTCTCATTCAGTGCTAGGAAACGCTGCTCCAGCCCACGGTAGTCACTGAAGCCGCGCGTGGGATCAGCGCCAACGCTGTTCGGGATGAACGCCACCAGTGGCTGATCGACGCCGGTGCTGACGATCTCCTGCCGTCCGGCGGTCTGCGGCATGGACGCCAGATCGATCTGCGTGCCCAGACTGGTGCCGGTGCCACGGTACAGGCGTGCCGTGATCGCTCCCGGTTCATATGTCTCCAGCAGGCGCGTGACCTCTACGGTGCCGGTGTGCCACTCAGTGACGAAGGTGGCGCCGGTGACGAATCGGCCGTGGAAATGCGGGATGACGCGGCGTGGGCTGACCCACTCTATGATCGGCCGGTCCAGCAGGCTGGGATCAACGACGATTCTGCCCCACACCTCTCCCTCACTGCTGGAGATGATCGCGGCGCGGTGTAGCTCTGAGTCCAGTGCGTTGTCCGTGACCAGATCGTCCAGCAGTGACTGGTCCGCGTCGGCGGCTGGCGTGAAACGCGCGGGCTGCCCGAACAGCAGATTCGCTGATGCGCGACTGACCATGCGTGCCAGTGGCGTGTGGATGTACGGCTGGTCATACCTGACCTGTGCCTCCTGCCTGAGCCGTGTGTCATCGGACTCGCGCAGTGCGATCAGCAGCTCCACATCGTCCCACCGCTCACGCATGGCGGCTGGCGGCCATGTGTTGCGTCCCAGTACCGCGCTGTTGATGGCTGAGATGACGCCCACTCTGCTATGGAGTCTAGGTCACGCGCCTGACAGTGCCCTCTGGCACGGCGGCTGTGTCCGCGCTGGCGGCTGGATCTCCGCGCTCAGCGGTCCAGCGTGCGGCGCGTGGCGCTAGTAGTGCGACCAGTGCGTCAGGTCCGTGATCTCCGCGCGACAGGTCGCCGGGATCTAGCGCCGGTTTTCTGACCTTGCCGGTGGCGGCGTCGCGCTCCAGATTTCGCAGCTGCGCGATCAGCAGCTCACAGCGTGGGCTGATGGCGATGACACTGTGGAGGCTGGACAGGTCCGTGGTGTCCGCGTCGGTGCGTGCGGTCAGCTCCAGCAGGCGCCGGATGTACCCCACGGTGTTCACGCCACGGCGCTCACCGCCTCCCTCTTTGTAGCGGCTGAATGGTACGCGCGTGTGGGACTCCGGCATGCCCTGTCGCTGGCGGCGTGTCTCATCCAGTACGCGCGCGAAGGTGGCGTTGGTCCCGGCTGGTGCGCTGTCGGCGCGGCTGGCGGCGCAGACCGTGTCGTCTGGCAGGTCTGGTCCGGGCAGGCGTGACAGGATCGCGGTGGCTGCGCGTGATGGCTCAGCGTTGCCCTGTGCCAGCTCATCGATGATGTAGACGCCACCGCCGGGCAGTGGGAGCGCGTAGACGGTGAATGTCTGGAAGTCTCCCCAGTCGGTGCCGATCTCTGTGCCCTCTGCTGCGAGCTGGTGCCGGAGGTCCGTGTCGGCGTCCAGTCGTCTGCCTAGCTGCTCCGCGCTGTTGATGCCATCGTGTGGGTAGACGGTGACACTGGACAGTCCGGCCAGTGCGTGGTCTGGCGTGTCTGGGTACTCAGCGTTGAACTCTGCGTCACTGAGGTAGTCGGCGCGCTGCTGTTCGCGCCACTCAGCTGTGCGGTCTGGGCGCGCGTCCCACGGCAGGAACAGTGGTGTGATGGTGGTGCGTCCTGCGACGGCGTCGTCCCAGACGCGGGCGAAGGTGGCGCCGTCTCCGGTGCGGCCGTTGCCGGTGCTGATGCCGACCAGCTGGCCGCCGCCTTCGATCGTGGGTTGTACGGCGGTCCACACGGCGCGACTGGTGCCGTGGCGTGCGAAGGCAAACTCATCTAGCACGACCAGTGTGGCCGTCTCCTGCCGGGCTGCTCCCTCCGTGGCTGGCAGTGCGACGATCTCACTGCCGCGCTCTGGGAGCGCGAATCGTGTGACGCTGTCTTTGCCCGGTGACTGGCGCAGGTAGGTCGGCTGGCGCGCGTGGATCAGCTTGACGCGGTCCAGCAGCTTGCCCGCGTCGGCGGCGTTCTTACAGAACACCAGTACGCGCGCGCCGGGCGTGTCGGCGGCGTGAGCTATCAGCCAGTAGGCGTAGTGGAGGACCAGCCATGTCAGTCCCAGTCTGCGCGCCTTCAGGCACCAGACCTTGCTGGTGCCCGCGATGAGGTCCAGTGCGTCGCGCTGCGCTGGCCATAGATCGAAGGGCAGTGGTGGTCCGCGTGGTGGGTCCACGCTGCCGTAGCCGTCTGCGAACGCGGTGACATCGGTGCGGGCGCGGTGCGTCTCGCGCTCTACCCACGCCTGTGTGAGTGCGGGACTGTCGGCCAGTGCCATGCGCGTGTCCAGTGGCAGGCGTCGGATGGCGGCTGGGATGAAGTGCCCGCGCCCGGTGTGGTGTGCCGTCCAGTCCGCCAGCCGGACCAGCTGCGCTGGCGATAGCTGCTCTAGATCTTCTGGCTGTAGTCCGCTGGCTGTCTGTAGCGTCACTGGCCGGTGCCGTCTGGCAGACCCAGCAGCAGGTCGCGCGCGGCGTCCAGCTGCTCTGGCGTGACCTCTGAGTCTGCTGGCGTGTCGTCTGCGTCCTGTCTGTTGCGTCCGTACTTCGCTGGCTGCGTGCGCTCCAGATACCATGCGGCTGCCTGCCACTGGCCGTTGGCGGCGGCGGCGTTGATGGTCGCTAGTGCGCGCTGTGTGGCGCAGGCGCGTGCGCTTTCTACTGCGTCCAAGAACGCCAGATAGTCTGGCTGGTTGCCTGTGAGGTGGCTGGTGTCTCCGTCATGCTCTGCGATGATGGCGCGCGCATCGCGGCCGTGTCTGAGCCAGAGCTGGGCGGTGCTGTAGCCGATGCCTGCGATGCGGCATGCGTCGTCTAGGTACATGCCATCGTGGAGGCACTGGATGATGGTGTCTCCGATGGTGGTGCCGTCTGCTGTCGGCTCATGTATGCGCAGGCGTCGCCCAGTCCTCTTGCGTCCTCTGGTGCCTGCGGCAGTCTGTTCTGCCATGTGGTCATGGTAGTGCCCGGTGCGGCTGCGTTCTGTCCGGCTGGCGTGCTGGCCTGTGTGTATGGCTGTGCGTTCGCGCGGTGCTGATGTGGTGATGATCGGTGGTAGGCGTGTGCCGGTGGATGGTCTGCGGTTGCGTGTCGCTCAGGCTGATGTGGAGGTCGTGGCGCGGTGTCTGGTGGAGCGTGCGGATGAGTCTGCGCGGTTGGCGGATGGTGCGCGTGGGTCTGATGATGAGCTGGCTGGCAGGCTGGCTGATGAGGCGCGTGTGTTGCGCGGTGTCGCGCGTCAGCTGGTCGGTCGGCCGTCGCCTGTGTAGTGGTCGGTCATCGTGTGGTCGCTCCTGTGCGGCCGCAGGCGCGGCATTGGCGGTAGTGGCGTCCGGTGCGCTTTCGCTCACGGCCGCTGGCGGTGGTGTCGTGGCGGATGAGTGCTGTGTGGCCGCACTCCAGCTCATCGTAGTGGTAGGTGTGTCCGTCTGGCTCTGTCTGCGTGGTGTAGCCGGTGATCCGGCGGCGTGGGAGGTGGCGATCGGATCTCATGCTGCCATCTCCTGCTCTGCCTGAGTGACTTGTCGCATGAGCTGGCGTGCGGTGTGGAGGGCATCATGCTGTGCGTCGGTGATGTCGATGGTGGGGCTGATGCGTGCGGAGCGCATGTAGGTGGTCCAGCGGCCGACGATGTCGATGACATCTAGGCGCAGGATCTCATGCGCGTCCTGATACGCGGTGATGGCGTTGGTGCGTGCTGCGTGGACGGCGTCGGCGCACTGGGCTGCCTGCTGTGCGGCAGTGATGTAGTGCGTGGCGTCGTTGTAGGCGATGATGACTGCCTCTCTGACTGGTGCGGCTCCCAGTGTCAGCCATTCGTCTGTGCCGATGGCGGTGCTGGTGGCGTCGATGAGTCGCTGTAGGTCGTCTGCGAGTTGGGCGGTGCTAGCTGTGAGCTGGTCGGTGGTGGTCTGTGTGGTGGTCATGGTGGTGTGATCTCCTGTGTGGTCGGTGGTGGTCTGTGTGGTCAGTTGCCGATGAGGTAGCTGCTGCTGTAGCCAGCCCAGTCGTCATGCTCTCCGGTCGTGATGCGGGCGCAGACTCCGCACCACTCATCTGGGTGCGTGGCTGCGTCCAGTGCGGCGCGCTTGGTGGCGTGCTGGATGGCGTAGTCGTGGTCGTCGCAGCTGCTGATCCAGCGTCCTCCCTCTGTCTCATCGAAGGTGTGTGTCTGGTCGCGGCGTGTGTCTATGACGGAGATCATGGTGCCGGTGGTGCGGTTGGCGCGGTACTGGATGGTGCCGTCTGCGTAGGGCTGGGCGGTGGTGGGCTGAGTGTTCACGGTGCGCTCCTGTGTGGTCGTTGTGGTCATGGGTGAACCGTAGCAGCTATCTGGTGCGTTCGCACGCTGGATGTGATGTGGCGCGTAGACGCTAGTGCCCGGCCGCTGGTGTGCGACCGGGCTGGGCGGCCGTCAAGCTCCGTTGCGGAGCTGGTCCAGTGTGTCCTCTAGGCGCTCCAGTGCGGTGAGGTACGCGCCGCTGGCCTGCTGGCGCTGCTCTACCGTGTCGTGGGCTGAGTGGCGGTAGGCGTAGCCGCGCTCTGCGTAGACTGCCCTGCGTCCTGTCTCGCGCGCCAGTGCGCCTGCGGACAGGTCGCCTGCGTCCATGAGGCGCTGATCGCGGATGGTCCAGTATGCGGCGTCATACTGCTGGCGCTGGATCATGGAGTGCGTCATCGACACGACAGTGGCCAGTGCTGGGCAGTGGTGGCGCAGTCGGAGCTGGTCGTATGTGGCAGCGATGATGTTGCCGTCATAGAAACGGGCGCACGCTGTCTTCCTGACGCGGCGGAGCTGGAGCAGTGCCGTGTCGTGTGTGGCGTGCTGGTCGGTGGTGGCGTGTGTGGTCATGGTGATCTCCGTGTGGTGGTGTGGTCAGCGGGCGATGGTGCTGTGGAGGATTTCGGTGGTGTAGGCGTCCTGATCGTCGGCCAGCACCATCTCGCGCATGGCGCTGTTGGCCTGTCCCAGTGTGGCGTACTCACGGAACACGGCGCTGGTGCCGTTGCCGTGCGTCACGATGATGACCGCGCCGGGATCGATTGTGCGGCTGATGTAGTCCACCAGCTGGTGGTCAGCGGTGATGATGCCGGGCTGCCCTGCCATGATCGTGTGACGGTAGCTGCCTGCTGGGTTCGTGGTCATGTTCATGTTCACTGGCTCCTGTGTGGTGTGGTCTGTGTGGTCATCAGGCGATTGCCCGATGTCTGAACAATACACACTGCGCGTGCGTTCGCAAGCGTGGATGTGGTGTGGCGCGTTGGCGCTATGCGTCAGGCATGTGGTCCAGCAGGTGACTGATGCGCCGCTGGCGGTCATCGTCACTGAGTACCGTGCCGCGCCGTGGCGCTGATGCTGCCGCGATGTAGCCGGTGATGACGGCGGCCAGTGCGGTCATCGCCGCGCCGTACCTCTGGGCGGCTCCACTGTCGGATGGGTCTGTGGCCATCAGCTCCAGCTCAGCGCGTGCGGCCCAGACGAAGTAGTTGCGGGCGTCGATCAGCTCCAGTGTGCCCTCTGCGATCTGATCGCGGCCGTGTGTGACGACTGGGCCGGGCAGTCGTCTCTGGTCGGCGTCGGCGTCTAGGCGACGGACCAGTGGATGGCCTGCGTGCCCGGCGGCGGCGGCGGCCGCGTCTGTCAGCTGGCGCTCATGGTGTGGGTCATCACTCAGCACGGTAGTGCCGGTCACGGTACAGCAGTGCGCCGCCAGCGTAGGTGGCGAGATCCACGCTGTAGGTGCCGTCTGGATGGATGTCGGCGGTGGCGAAGCCCTGTTGCCAGTCTGGACTGATGGCGTACCCCATGCCGCCACGGATCTGCGCGAGTGTGCCTGCCTCACATCCCAGCAGCGTGTGTGGGACGCCGTCGATGTCGTGTGTCGTGTGGTGGACGATGGACTGGCGGTGAGTGTGGCCGATGATGACGCTGTGGCGCAGGTGATCGATGGTGGACAGTGCGCTGGCGCCGCTGCCTCTGCGCGCGATCCAGCCGTGGCGTGCGGCCAGTGTGTCGGAGAGCCTGACCTGCGCGTGTTCGTAGGTGCCGTCCGTGCGAACGAAGTCAATGCCTAGATCGCGGAGGCGCAGCAGGTACGGCGTGGTGAGGACGCCATCGGGCTGGCGTGCGTCGTCTGCCGTGTCGGAGTCCGGTGCTGGCCGTGCGGTGGTCAGTCCGTACAGTGAGCCGATCTGGTCCAGCACCGTGTTGCGCAGCCGTGCCTCATGGTTGCCGTCCAGCATGACCCAGCGTGTGCGTGGTGATGCCTGCGTGTAGCTGGCCAGCAGCTGGTGGCCAGCGTCGATGGTGGCCTGTACGGATGCGGTCCACTCTGGATTGCGTCTGTGCCGACTGACGGCGTCTAGGTCCAGCAGGTCGCCCAGTATGACTCCGACATCTGGCTGGTAGTCGTGGAGCCATGACAGGACCAGCTGGTGGAGGTCGGTGTCATGGTGTGGGCAGTGGTGGTCGCCTAGCAGGACGATGCGCTGCGTGTCGTGTGATGGCGTGATGAGTGGCGTGCGGCCGTCCAGTGATGGTGTGTCCAGCATGGCGGCTGGTGCGAGTAGTGATGCGCGTGGCTCCAGATCGACGCGGAGCTGTGTGGCCAGTGTGCCGTCTGCCTGCGTCCACTCATTCACGCGGCATCGCACGATCAGCCACTGGTCTGGATCAAGGCCACGGCGTGCGATGAGCTGGCGTGCGTCTCCCCACTCTGCTGGGTCATCGCTGGTGACGCTGCGTGTGGCAGTGTCGATCTCCTGCGGTTTCCCTGTGCTGGGCACTGATGGCTTGATGCCCAGTGTGTGGCAGCGGTAGCGGACTGTGCCCGGTGGCCAGTCCAGCACGCGGCCCATCTCTGCGAATGATCGACAGGATGCTGCGACCTGCTCCAGTGTGGAGCGGTGCTGCTCCATGTCCTGCGTGCGCGGTTGGGCCACACATACAGGGTAGGTGTACCTGCCGACAGGCTAACAGCATGCTGGGTGCCAGCGCCCGGTGGCGACCACAGCCTTGTGGGTCATCTCAGCACTAGCGCAGTGGTGAACGCACCGCGCTGTGCCCAGCTCCCAGCACACTGTTAGCCCGTCTCAGTCAGGGCACAGCCCAGTGTACCTGACACTGGGACTGGCTCCTGATGGATCTGCCGCTGTACGCCGCGATTGTGCGCCCGTCACAGCGGCAGCACTGCCTGTCCAGTGTCGGTGGAGTGGCGTGCCATGAGGTCGCGCAGATCGAATGGCTCCCCTAGCGCGTCGCTGATCGTGACTGTCTGCGTGTCGTCCAGCCTGAGCAGTCGGCTGTTGTACAGCAGCGCGTACTTCGGGATGCGGCACTGGCCGCTCAGCCATGCCTCTCCGTGTGGTGTCACGCGCCAGTAGCCTGCGTGCCCTCCGTCATCGCGGCGCGCGGGCATCGGCTGGACCAGTCCCCAGTGCCGCATTTTGGCGACCTCTCCGCCACCGGCGCTGCGCTCCACATCCCTGACATGGACCCAGTGGCCCACTCCTGCGGTGCGGTACATGGCCAGCAGCTCTCGCGCCATGCCGCTATTGACTCTCCGGCGGTACACCTTCGCCATCTGCTGGCAGCATGGGCAGGTGTGGCCGTCCGTGACCAGAGTGCGGAGCAGGTCGCGCGCCTCTGCCAGTGTCATGTCGTCGGTGAATCGGTGGAGGTAGTCATCGCTCATGCTGGTGCCGTCCTGTCGTGGTCGGATGGATCGCGGCCGGATGCTGTCAGTGTGCGCTCCAGTGCGTCGATCGATGCCATGAGGACTGAGCGGACGCGCTGCTGTCGGCGTGCCATGTGGCCGGTCCACTGGTGGTCATGCTCATCGATGTCAGCGACCTCTGTGAGCGCAGCGTCGCGCAGCGCGTACATCTGCTGGGCGGTCAGCGTGATCTGGATGGCTGCTGGCGCCGGTGTGACCAGCCGCAGGTGCGGCCGGTCACTGGTGGTGTCAGAACGGGATGTCATCGGTGCTGACTCCTGTGGCCGCTGGCGGCTCCATGTCGCTGGTGTCGATGGCGATGCTGGGCTGTGACTGCGGCCGTGCCGTGGGCTGGTCCTGCTGCTGGTCGGTGCGGAGGAACTGGACGGTGTCAGCGATGATCTGGACTGCCTGACGCTTAGCGCCGTCCTGCTCCCACTCTCGCCAGTCCAGTCGGCCGTCTACTGCGACGCCGCTGCCGCGTGTGAGGTACTGCGCGCAGTTCTGGCCGTGCGCTCCCCATGCGACCACATCGAAGTAGTTTGGCTTGTCCTCCCACTGGCCGTCCGCTCCCTTGCGGCGGCTGTTCACAGCCACGCGCATCTGGCAGACGCTGGTGCTGCCGACCTCTCGCAGCTCTGGATCGCGCGTCAGATTGCCCGTCACGACGACGCGGTTGATGTTGGATGCCATCAGGCATGTCCTCCTGTGTTCGATGGTCCAGCTGACGGTCGCCAGCTGGTGCTGCCAGTGCGGACGATCAGGCCATCACTGGCCATGATCGCATCGCAGTCTGCGCAGATGTAGTGCCCTGCCCACTGGCCGCCGATCGTCGGCTCCGTGAGTGTGCCATCGGGCAGGCAGGTGTGGTAGCCGGTGCCTCCGCTGGTGTTGCCGCACGCGCACAGCCACTCATCGGTGTCCTGCTCCCGGCGGATGTATGCGGCGGCGATCATGCGTGCGGCTGCTAGGTCAGTGCTGGTCATCGCTGCGTGTCCTCCGTGTGGTCGTGTCCGTCCCGGCATGAGTCGCACCAGTCGTGTGGCGTGCGGGCTGTGTCGATGGCCAGTGCGAGAGTCGCGCTGGCGACGGTGTCGCCGTGTCCCTCACATACGGTGATCCAGCGGCCGTCTGTGGCGTCCAGTCCCTGTGCGGCGGCGCTGTAGACGACTACGGGCATGGAGGTGACTGGGCTGCGCTTCTGGTAGCGGTAGCCAGCCAGCTGTGTGTAGTCGGTGGTCATCGTGCCAGCTCCTGCTGGATCAGCATGTCCATGTGGTAGCCGCAATGCTCCCGGCTGTCCTCATGGCCGCAGAAGGTCGCTCCGGTCAGGCAGGTGTCCGTGGTGTCGCCGTGCGAGTCGGAGTAGACCAGCCACCGCTGGCCTGCGCGGACTGGGCTGCCATCGTTCTTCACTGCGATGTAGTGCGTCTGGCCGTAGCGGTAGACGCCGTCGCAGATGCGGTGCCAGCGCGTGCGTGTGTGTGAGGTCGTGGTCATCGTGTGTCTCCAGTCGTGGTCGTGTGGTCAGCCGTTGATCTCACGGATGACATCGTCTACGGCGCAGTAGAGCAGTGACGCTGCGCTGGTCGCCATCTCGCGCTTGGCTGTCCGGCGGCCGGTGTCGAAGAGGTCTCTCTCCAGCAGCGCCGCGCGGTCCCGCGCCCGGACCAGCTCATCCTTCGAAAGGTCAAAGCCGATTGACCTGATGTTTGCCTTCAGCTGTGCGGCGTCTGCTCCGCCCAGCCGTTCGATGTCGCGCGCGGCCCAGTAGTAGCGCTTCCACATCATGGCGATGTTGCTGTGTGTGATGCTGCGTGTGATGCTGGCGATGTCGGTGGTGGTGTTCACTGTGTGTCTCCTGTGGTCTGTGTCAGCCTGTATGACTGACATGAGGAACGGTAGCACACTCCGCGTGCGTTCGCACTCATCCTGTGATGTGGCGCGCTGCCGCTACTGCTCTGCGCCACCGATCAGCTGCTGCGCGCTCAGGCGTGACAGCTGCCTGCGCTGCCCTGCCGTGCGTCCAGCGTGGAGCGCCGCGCGTATCAGCGTCTGGCGGTGGCGGACATCTGACCATGCGCGCGCGTGCGCCTCCCACTCACGGACCAGATCGCGCCTGATCCATCGCCCAGCGTCTGGGTCATCGATCGGCAGGTGCCAGATGTCGCGCAGTCCGCGCATGCGTGCCCACGCTCCCAGTGCCGGATGGTGCTGGTCCAGTCCATCGGCGGCAGACACTGGGTCATAGCCTGTCGCTGATCCGGCGCGCATCACCAGACTGATCGCGGCGGTGCCTGTCGGCAGTGGCGCGTCGGCGCGGTCCAGCTCAGGCACGGCCGCGTCAGGTGCGAGTCGCGCACGGATCTCTGACGCTGATGGGCGGAAGCGCACGCCGTCGCGCGCGAGCTGGCGGACGGTCGCTGCGACTGCCTCTGGCTGGAGGTCATCCAGTAGCGCGATCGTGGCCAGCTGCTGGTCGCGCGTCCATGCTCCCGGCCAGCCGCCGCGCAGCAGTGCCGTGACGATGCGCCACGGTCCTGTGATGTCGATGTCCATGCCAGCGTCCGCCAGTGCCGTGTCCAGCGTGGCGTCGTCTGCTGCGCGGCGTGCGCGCCTGTCGTGGTAGTCGGTGTCACTCATGTGGTCAGTCCTCCAGTGGGTCATAGTCCAGTGTGATGATCGTGCGTGCTGGTCCGGGCGTGGCATCGAAACGCATGCGGTCCAGTGTGTAGAGGTCCGGCGTGTCGTCTGGGATGACGCCTGCCAGCTGGAGCGCGTCGCCCAGTGCCTTCTCTAGTGGCGTGCGGTAGTTGCCCGTGTCGCGCCGTCGCCGTGTGGGGAAACGGAGGACGGCGCTGGCGGTGATGCGCTCCGTGTCTGTGACTGGCGGCGATCCGGCTGCCCGTGCCATGTGGCAGAGGTCGTCACGGAGCCTGCTGGCGTGTCGGCGTGCGACTGCCCAGTGCGCGTACCGCGTCTCATTGTATGACACGGGCGTGTAGGCCAGCTCCAGTGTCACCGCTCTGCGCGTTTCACTGCCACGCGCCGGGCGCGGTCCTGATCCATCCGGCATCCGTCGATCATGCCAGCGGCGTCGGCCGGGATCACGCGGCGGATCTTCTCCACCTCTCGCACTGACGCCTTCGGCTCCAGTGGGCAGGCGCGATCGACGGCGGACATGCTGATGTGGCCGTCCGCGCTGATGGCCTCCAGTGCGTGCCTGAGTGCGGGCGCGTCATACGCGGTGCGCGTCGGCGCGTCCACGGTGACGGTCCAGTCTCCGGCGGTGAAGGTGCGGACTGCCTCATGGTCCAGTCGCTGCGTCAGCTCATCAGCGATGCGACGCCGGGCGCTGGCCAGCTGCTGCTCTATGTCTCTGATCTGATCGAAGGCGTCTGCGAGACTGTCGGTGGGATGGGCGCGCAGATCGATGACCTCTCCAGTGACTGGAACGGTCAGCTGCTGCGACGGATGGGACTGCGTGCTGTCTGTCATGTGTGTCGTGTCCTCCTGCGTGGTCGTGTGTGTCAGCTGCCGGTGCGCCTGCGGGAGACGCGGCGCGCGATGGCTGCGAGTCGTGACTGCCTCTGTGCTGCGGGCGTCTGTGCGATGGGCTGGTGGTCGGCGGCGCTGGCCTGCTGCTGGACTGGTGAGAGTCCCGGCAGTGTGGCTGCGTCTCCGGTGCGTGGCCGTCGCGCGCGCTGCGCGCGGCGTCTGGCCGCGTTCAGCTGCGCCCGGCTGTTGCCCTTGTCTCTGCGCATGTGTGTGTCGTGTCCTCCTGTGTCGTGAGTGAGCGCCCGGCCGCCGTGTGGTGGCCGGGCGCTGGTGTGTGTGTGTGTAGATCAGGCGTAGGCGTAGCCCACGGTGCGGTCCACGATCGTGTGCCAGCGTCCGCCGGGCTTCAGCTGTGCCTCCAGCTTCACCGTCTCATCGCTGAGCCAGCCACCGGCGCCGGACAGGACGCGGTCCATCGTCAGCTGCGACTGGTCACGGCCGCTGCGCTTGTAGGTGACGCTGACGGTGGCGCGCACGCGGATGTCAGCTGGGTCCATGTCGGCAGCCAACGCTCCGGTCCATGCGTGGGCGGCGTCAATGGCGGCAGTGGCCAGTCGCTCTCCTGCCTCATGCTGAGCGCGCCAGTCAGTGATCTCCTGCTCAGCGTCGCTGATGGCGCAGAGTGCCCTGTGGCCGTCAGGTGCGCTGACGACTGCCGCGATCTGCTCTGCGATCTGTGCGGCTGCTGCGACAGCGCCGGGCGCTGCCTGCGTCTGGTAGCCGCCACGGTAGCCAATCCAGCTGATGGCTGCCGGGATGAGCGTGATGTGATCGGACAGCGCACCGGCCATCATCGTCTGTCCCCATGCGATGCGTGCCTCCGGTCCCCACGGCACCTTGAAGCCCGGTGCTTCGACATGGTCGCCGTCAGCGTCCACGACGCCAATCTGGTACTGGCTCATGCGCCACTCCACCATGACTGACTGGTCAGTGCCAGCGATCGGGATGAGCATGCTGCTGGATGCGCCGCCATCGATGTCCTCCAGCTGCGCGATGGTGATGTTGATGTCTGCTGTGGTGTTCACTGTGTGTCTCCTGTGTGGTCGGTGTCAGTCGGTATGACTGACATGGACAACGGTAGCACACCGACGC